TGGTGCTAACTTCGTCACCGAGGCTACCATCGAGATCGAGAACAACCTCCGAGAGCGCAACGCAGTTGGCTCCCTCGGTGCCGTTTCCATCGGCTCTGGTGAGTTCACGGTTACCGGTGTTCTCAACACCTATTTCGACGACAAGTCTCTGGCCGAAAAGGTCGTGACCAACACTGAGAGTTCCTTCTCCATTTCCTTCAACGACAACGCGGGTAACACCCTGGTCCTCGACCTCTCCCGCGTCAAGTTCTCCGAAGGTTCCCCGGAAGTAGGAAGCAAGAACGAAGATGTTATGTTGAACCTGAGCTTCCAGGCTATCCTTAACCCGAACACGGGCGATACTCTGAAGATCACGAGGTTCTCCGCATAATGACCCTGGGGCCTCCTCTCCTGGAGGGGGCCCCATTCACTACCCCTAGTCCAACAACTTACAAGGATAACCCCCATGTCTATTTACTCCCTGTTCGAAACTGATATTGATCGCGAGTCCGCTGGGTTCGCTATGACTTTCCAAGATGGTGACGTTGAAGTCACTATAAACATTGCACGTGCAGGTGGGTCTAACAAGGCCTACGCTGCTCTCATGCAGAAGCTCCTCCGCCCGCATCAGCTGGCAGCCTCTTCTGGTGGTGTCAACGATGACATCGCTGAGGAGATCCTCATTCGCGTCATGTCCGAGACTCTCGTTACTGGCTGGTCGGGCATCTACGACCGAGATGGCGAAGAACTGCCGTTCTCCGTCGAGACCTGCAAGAAGGTCCTGACCGACCTGCCTCAGCTCCGAGAGAACATCTGGGAAGAGGCCAACCGGGTCGCTAACTTCATGATGGGTGACCGCGAGGAGTCAGCAAAAAACTAATCGACCTTCTTGAGTGGTCCATAAAGTGGGGGGACAACGCAGAGAAGGTCTATACAGCAGCCGTAGAAGCTGGCGTGGACATACCTCAGTCGGTTATCCGACCGGAGGTCCCCGATCACCTTCTAGGGTACTTCGACATCTTCTGGACTCTGGACACATGCCGTACCATAGGCATGTGTCAAGGCCGGATACCCTGGACCGCGATAGACGCTTTCGCGGAACGGAATGGCTACACCGACGATGACATCCTGTACGAGGACCTTGTCTACATCATACTAGAGATGGACAAGGCTTACTGTCGGGCGGTGAACGCCGCAAGCGCCAACACAAAAGAGGCAGGTGGCCACGGGTCCGCAGAAGCGCGATCCAAGATGTCTGACCCCGACTGGTAGCATCATCCCCTGGGGGCCGAAAGGCCCCCGGGGACGAAAGGAACATTGTGGCTAATATCACATCAAACGCGCGCGCTGTTGCCCGGAAGATGGACTTCTATGCAGAGCTGATAGAAGACAACATGGACGAGGCTGTAGCCGCCGTGGCTAAGAGTATTGGCCACGATGTAGTGGAAGCTACCCCTGTCAAGTCCGGCGCAGCACAGAGCGCCTGGGAGGGTCACCGGAATGGTGCCTCAGGTGCCATAGATGAGCACAGCGCCCCCAAGGACGGGGTTGGTGGCACCACTGGTCGAATGAGCTCCTCGATAGGCACGAGCGCCAAGAGCGCCGCCCTGACTAACGGAGCCACTTACATAAATAAGCTAGACCAAGGCAGCAGCACGCAGACCCCCGCGGGGTTCGTGCGGGCCGCAGTAATGACAGGCCTGTCACGGGCAACCAATGGTGTCAGGCTCCTGGTCCGCGGTGGCGGACGCAGAGGATACAAACAGTAGAAGCTTTAACCCTGTAGGAGGGGAACAGATATGGCAACGGAAAACGTAAGAATTAATGTAAGGCAGACTGGCGCAGGCAAAGCCTCCAAGTCAATGGCAGGCCTCGGCCTCGCTTTGGCTGGGGTTGGCCTCATGGCGAAGCGGGCAGGGTCCGCCCTCGCCCAGAGCGCCGACGATTACACCAAACTGACGAACCAGACCAAGGTGTTCTCATCCAGCCAGGAAGACGCCGCATTCAGAATGCAAGAGACCATCAGGATTGCCCGCGAGATGAACTCCTCCATAACCGGAGTGGGTGAAGTCATGCAGCGCATATCTCTGGCGCAGAAGTCCGCGGGTATCGACTCCCAACAAGTCGCCAAGATCGCGGAGAATCTCCAGAAGGCAGCGATGCTTGGTGGCGCAACCTCTCAGGAAGCTGAAGGTGCTCTTCGGCAGTTTGGGCAGGGTCTCGCAGCGAATAGACTGTCAGGGCAGGAGCTTAACTCCGTCCTAGAGCAGACCCCCGTGGTCGCTCAGGTTATCGCTGACCACATGGGCGTGTCCGTCGGCGCACTCAAGAGCCTCGGCGAACAAGGAAAGCTCACTACTAAGGTCCTGGTTGCGGCATTTTCTGGTTCCTTGCCACAGCTGCAAGCGATGTTCGACAAGTACGAATGGTCCTTCGAACAGCTTGGGACTTCCGTCTCGCGTGAGGCCACACTTTTGTCCGCAGTTCTCTTGAAGGAGTTCGGCGCAACTGACTTCATCAAGGGTAAGATGAAGGACCTGACGACCTCCCTCATGACTTGGTCGAAAGTCCTGGAAGACGGTGGCAAACCTGCCAACGATCTCCTGACTACACTGAAGGCCTGGGGCTCTTTCCTTGGCGGCGGTGCCCTCACCTTGGCCATCATAGGCGTTGGGTCTGCCTTGTACTTCGCTCTAGGCGCAATTGGCCCTTTCGCGCTCGCGATAGGCGGGATTGCATTCATCGTCGGCGGCGCAGTTGCGTCTCTCGTTGCTTTCTGGGACACTGGGTTTGAACTAGGCGGTGGCATGGTCACCGTAGGGGCACTCATTTCTCGGGTGTTCGAAAGAATCCAGCTTGCAATCAAGGTTGCGCTGGACTTTTGGGTCAAGAGTTTCCAGAAGCTCATGAACGCACTCGATGGGTTCCTAGGGGGATTCAAGATATTCGGAGATGACTCCAAGGGCATCCTGACCTCCATCGTTTCGGGCTGGACCGATATGCTTGCTGTCATCCTTGCGGGTGGCAGGTCCCTGCATCAGCTTGGGACAGATGGCTGGAGCTCCGTTACCTGGAACAAGAACTTCAAGGACGCAAAGACGGGCATCGAGAAGGAACTCTTCGATACCGAGGGCATAGTCGTACGTACTTTCGACGACATATCCGCATTCCTGACAGATGGGGTCAACACAGGCTCCTTCATGGATGCTCTTTTTGGGGCGGAGTGGTTGGCAAAGCTCGACACTGACACTAAAGCAGCGATGGAACTGCTCGCCCAGACCAAGGTTAAGAAGCCCCTGCCCATCCCGGGCGGCGGCGGAGACGGAGCAGGTTCCGGACCGTCGCAGGCACTCATGGACGACTTCCTCGACCTGCAACATGAATTGGATCCCCTTCTGGAAGCCCTGGACCAGATGGCCGAGAAAAAGCTAATTCTTGACGAAGTGTTCGCAGCTGGGATCATACCTCCGGAGCTCTTCGACCAACTGAACGAGAAGATAGACGAGAAGCTGCTTCCCGCAATTGAGAAGCTGCAGCGCATAGAAGAACTCGGGGGCGAAGATAGCTTTTGGGTTAACTTCGCAGATTCCGCGGGAGTAAGCCTTGGTCAAGTCACTTCGATGTTCGAAACCCTGGGATCGGTTGCAGGAGACACTATGCAATCTTTGGCCTCGGGCGTAGCGGACTTCGCTATGAACACGGACAAGGACATGGGGGCGTGGGCCTTGAATATGGTTAAACATATCGGTAAGGTCATCATCCAGACGCTGATCCTCAAGGCCATACAGGCTGCGATGGGCGGGATCGGTGGCGGTTCCACCCCCGGGGCCTCGTCTCTAAATTTCGGGTCTGGGTCCATGGGAACTCTATCGATGCCTAGTATGTCTTCGGGCATGAGGGCAACCGGCGGCCCCGTTGGCGCAGGCAAGGCCTACCTCGTAGGCGAGAAGGGTCCCGAAATGTTCGTTCCGCCGAGCGGCGGCAGCATTAAGGACGCTAGGGCGACGGCGGCCGCTCCGGCTGCACCCCGCATCCAGATCGTAAACGTAGATGACCCGGAATCAGTGCCCTCCGCGATGAACAGCGAAGCGGGCGAACAGGTCATCATTAACATCCTGCAACGTAACCCAGAAGCACTAAGAGGACTCTAAAATGGCGCACTTCGACATCCTTACAGCGTTCCCCTCCGGACAGATCCCGCGGCTGGGATTCACCGACTATCATGGGCCCCAGACGGTGGGCGTAGCCGCCATGTTGCGCAACCTCGTTCAGTTCATGAATGGGTGCGCTGTGGTTGACTACTCCTCTCTGGTTGTGTCCAATGGCATAGGCGGAGCCCCTACGGGCACTGGACGGGTCGCCATGTTTGACGTTCGATACGGGCACCAGTTTGGCGTACCGACCACCGGGACTTCCGGCTTCACCCCTCACGTCCCCCAGACCTGGACGGGCGAGTTCACGAGCGACACCCAGTACACGATGACTGGGTCTGTCAGTGGCTTTCGAGGGACCTACGACGTGGACGTGAACGCGGGCGAGCTAGATCTTTGGAGCGCATACATCATCTCAGGAGACACCGATTGGGTAGTAGGAGATCAGTTTGTAATCACCACCGTCACCAACCCCAACAACTCCGTCAGCAGCCCAAACACACAGTGGACCGACCCTGACTGCCACCGTGGCCAGATTGACTCTGCCGTAGGCAGTGGAGACCTGCCCACGAGGGACACAAGAGGTCAGTCGCTGTCTTTGGCCGGGTCCTTCAACTACAACCTGCGCGCCATGTTCATCGATTCGGGTGGCAGTGGATTCGCGGAAGACTTTGTCTACATGAACCTGTCAGAGGTATATCACCCCGGCGGTAGCGTCTACTCCCTTATGGCATTCAGCATGACCGGATATACTCCGGACGGCACCCACATTAACTCGGGCCCGCCAGTGTACAACAACATGGACATCGCGGGCGGAATCTCCGGTCACTTCATGTGCGACCAGTTTGGTATCAGAGTCCCCTATATCTATGATGGCGAGTGGGACTTCTTCCGTGTATCTCTTCTGGACAGCTACCTCACCCAGCCGGAGTTCCCCTATCCCATGATGTATAATGGGAACACTGGGGGCAACGGGGGAATAGGTCCGGTCATCCCGACTCACGCTAACAACAAGGGATACCTCCAGCCTGGAGGCAAGAACCACGTTTGCATGGCCCAAGATGGCACATGGTTCAACACTCAGTGGGCCCCGGGCACTTTGAATTCTGGCCCCATCATGGCCCCCTTAGTCTTCCACCCCCTCCCCAATGGCGGCACCGGTAGTCAATACACGGGGTGCAATGGGAATACCTACACCTTCTGGAACATGGTCACCCCTCCGCGCCCCGGCAATGCGCAGGTACCTATCATACCTGTCGCCGTATCAAGTGCGGGCGACGTTTCCGCCAACAGCGCTACGTTTGGAGATCTGGGCAATGGTCTCACGGGCAGCCGATGGTATGGCGAAGAGAGAGGCATATTCGCAGTCTCCCAGCGCAATGTAGCTGAAGGCGATTTGGTCCAGATAGCGGGTGTTGACTACTTGTGCATCCAGACCCGGCACCCCTTTGCGACCATTAACACTGTGAAGATAGCAGTTCGACTCACCTAATACCAACTATAAGGACACACAATCATGGCTTTCTCCACCGGAACTGCTACCTCATGGGCAGACCTCTCATCAGCGCTTGGCGTCTTCCTGACAACCAGTGGTATTGGAGGGATCGGGACATACACAAACGTGTTTTCCAACGGCCCCGCCCTCGGCGGAACTGGGAGCTCCCAGACGTGCTTCAAGCACACCGCTTCTGGCGCCTACCTGATCTTCGACAGCGCTGCCTCCGAGAACACTGCAGGCAATGGGGCCTGGGGTGGCGCAGCAGGTGAGAGCTACATCCTTGGGCATATGCTCTCCCCCGGACCGGACCCGTCCAACCTGCAACCCGTGCAGGATCACTCTGACGCGCAACAACCCATGACCGGGATCAATGGCAACCCAAATGTCCTCCTCCTCAGGGTGTTCAACCACTTCCCCTCCTGTGATTCGGTCCTCTTCAGCCAAGGCGTCACCTACTGGCTCATGGGAGAAGCGACCCCGGAATACATGAACATGGTCTTGGAGATTCGCCCGGGGGTATTCGCTCACTTCTGGATCGGCCAGCAGACTGGCACTCTCGTCGAGATGGCGTCCCCCTTTGGAGGGTACATGGGATGCAGTGGCCCCGTAACCACCTCCACAGACATCTCTAGGTTTATGGAGCCCCTGACCAGCACGCGAGATACCACCTGCTCGCCGCAGCTGTGCTATTTCAATTCGGGCGCGAATGTAGGCGAGATCAACCTGGATGGATTTGACAGCACTCTTCCGGCCTACTCCCTACAGCACTCCCCCAAACCGGACTGGGCGATAACCAGTATCGGGCAAGGGGGCTCCCAATCCTTTGGCCCCTGGGTCACTGGAGTCGATGACTCTTCTGGCCGCACACCCATGAGCCCTATGGGCATGTTCCTCCGGGCAGGTCTAACCAATAACGGCATCGACGTCCTGGATAATAATAAAGCGACGGACAAGGCAGTGTATATTGGCAACGCCCACGGCGTGAACTCTATCACTTTGGACTCACTGCTACCCATAGAGGAGTTCGACTTCGGAGGAGACACCTACATTGTATTCCCCCTCCTCAAGAGGAGCACCGCCGTCGGCACCTATACCCACCCCACCCTGGTGGGCTTTGGGTACTCGTCCGAGGGCATCCCCGCCGCTGGAGACCACGTTCGTCTCGGAAACGTATCCAGCGGGATACAGGGCTACGCATACAAGAAGACCACGTAATCCACGAACTTTAGGCAAGGACACCCCCCACAATGGCAACCATAATAAACCCTAGCGGGCTCGTGCCTGTCACGGCTTCCTTCACCACCCAGACGATCCCGGCCAATCGCCTGCCCACGGCGCGCGGGGCCACACAGCCTAACCTCGTGCACGCCCCCGGCGTGCACAATATCTCGGCAGGGCAACTGTCCCTTGGGACGCAGGGTGTAATCATTGGGGTCACGCGGCGCTCAGGTCCGTACTACAACCTCACCGTTACCTTCACTCACTCCGGAGGCATTGCGGACACAGGGTTCGGTGGGATATTCTTCGGACGGATCTATGCCTTGCCGTCCAAAACGGACGTGGGGAAGATCCTCTCCGATTTCGAGAGTACCTTCGATGTACATAACGCGATTGTGGACCCCGCCGCAACAGGGCACTCAAACAGCCTTGTGGACATGCTGGTTACTGGGGACACCGCGGGCGTCGCGACCCGGTTCACTCGCGGTGGCCTGGACATAGAAAACATCGCTGGGTTCCCCGTCAAGCTGAACGCGAACCACACCATAAACTTCACGTACCGCATATCCGGCACAGGCAAGAACAAGTTTGAGACGCTTTTCACTCCCACGCCCGCAAACATTGTCCCAACCACTACGCATACCCTAGTGGGCGAGAGAGCCTTGGTGTTCCCCTTCGTCCCTCAGAACCCAGTCACAGAAGCACTGGAATTCAAGACGAGCCTCCTGCAGTCCAGAGACGGCACGGAGACTCGGATTGCAGAGAGAGCTAATCCTCGCCAATCCTTCAAAATGACCTACCTGATAGACCAGCAGGATCCCAAGATGTACCAAGTGGCCCAGTCCAACCTGATAGGTTTGCCTGGCATAACTGTGGGCGTCGGTATGTGGCAGCAGACTTCCCGCCTGTCGCAGGCAGTGGCTCCCGGAGAGCAGACGATATTCCTTGACACCACCAGTCGAGACTTCCGCCCCGGCGGCTTCGCCATGATATGGAACGAATGGAATCAAAACGAGCCTGTGGCCATAACTTCAGTCACGGACACCTCTATTACTCTAAACTCCCCGACCCTAGGCACGTGGGCCCCGGGCACTTGGGTAGTTCCGCTCCGACCCTGCATCGCGAAGGACAACCCTTCTACCTCCCTGACGACCTCTCGTGTAGCAAAGACCTCCGTCGAGTGGCTCGACCAGACGGCCTACAGTGGCCTGGAGGAGAACGAACTGTACCTCACTAGCTACCTGGGCAAGCCCGTCCTAGATGACGACATGCTTATAGACAAGGAGTACGAGTCCAATCTGGTTAGTGGCATGGCCGTGATCGATGGCAGTACAGGCGTGCGGACCTATGTGACGAACAAGCCCACCCGACCCTCCGGCATCAAAATGTGGGATGTCAGTACCTTGCAAGACTCCATTGCGGTGCGTAAGTTCCTCGTGTGGTGTAAGGGGCGACAGAAGTCCTTCTGGGTTCCTACTCACACTCAGGACCTTACCG